GTAAGGATAGAGAGATGCAAATAGGAACAGTTACAAATCAATATATAAACAACTATCATAACACTGCGTCTGTCCAAACCTATAACGCACAACAGGTAAGACAGGTTCAGCATATGTCTGAAACACGATTGATGGAATATCATCAAGAACAATATCGTGAACAGCAAAGATGGTTAGCATATATTATGATGATGCAGTTCTTTTCTAAGAACCAGATGTGGAATTTGTTAGATCAAATGCGTATCCATAGGACTCTCGACATCTCTGCCTGATGGCGAAGAAAACTCCCCCAGTAGAATACATAAAAGATGGGCCTATAATGTCCTGTCTAAAAAAACCTCAACTCATGTTTGTTCGTAGTGAGAAGTCTATCTTTATGACAAAAAGAAAAATGAATGATGAGATCAACAAAGATTGGAAAAAGAATATCGCATCCATGCCTATCTGTTGTGGTCGATATATAAAGTAATGAAGAATATAATTGTTGTGGGTGGTGGTAGTGCTGGTGTCATGTCAGCATATACTTTAAAAAAAGTTTTCCCAGAAAAGAACATTACTATACTTGAGAGTGAGAACGTACCGACTGTCGGTGTCGGAGAAAGCACGTTAGGTGGTATCAATCAATGGATGTCTATGGTTGATTTACACGAAGAAGATTTTATGAGAGAATGTAATGGTTCACTCAAGATGAGTATTCGTTTTGAAAACTTCTACCAGAAAGGTGATGGTGGGTTTCATTATCCTTTCGGCCGACCAGACATTTCCGATAGTATTGCAAATCTAAACGACTGGTATTTCAAAAAGATATTATATCCAGACACACCTGTGACAGATTACGCATTGACTCATTATCCTATGATGTCACTTGTTAATAACAACACCATACTTACTGATGAGATGAACAAGACACTTCAACTGTGTCCTGACCTTTACTCTTATAAGAAAGAGGTTGCATATCATTTTGATGCAGTAATGTTTGCAAACTGGTTGAAGAAAAGATTTGTAGATATCGGTGGGGTCGTGGAGAAAGGTGATATCAAAATCGTTAAAGAAAGCGATAATGGTATCGACACGATAGTTACAGACAAACTGGAGAGATACACCGCTGACTTGTTCATTGATTGCACAGGTTGGAAGTCTTTACTTCTTGGTGAAACTTTGAAAGAACCATTTGATAGTTACGCAGATATGTTACCAAATAACAAAGCGTGGGCTACACATCTACCTTACACAAACAAAGAGAAAGAAATAAAACCATACACGAACTGTACTGCACTCGACAATGGGTGGGTGTGGAACATTCCCCTGTGGAGTAGAATAGGTACAGGATATGTTTACTCTGACAAGTATGTAAGTGATGATGATGCACTAGATGAGTTTAAAAAATATCTTGGTAGAGATGACCTAGAGTTTAGAAAACTTACAATGAGAGTTGGACTACACAAAAGAATATTTGTAAAGAATGTTTGTGCGATAGGATTGTCTGCTGGTTTCATAGAACCACTTGAGAGTAACGGACTATTGAGTGTGCATGAGTTTCTTGTTAGACTTGTAAAGGTACTTAGAGATAGACCTGTAGTTTCAACTTTTGTCAAAGACCAGTTCAACGCAAACTGTAAAAAGTTTTTCAAAGAGTTTGCAGAGTTCGTTGCATCGCACTACGCATTATCAATCAGAGATGACACGGAATACTGGAGAGATATACAAAGAAGAGATTACGGAGTAGAAAGTAGTATCAAGAGAATAGATAGTACGTTTCAGAATATTAACGAGTGGAGTTTCGATAAGTTTCACTATCCTAATTTTTCTGGAATGAATTGTATTGCGGCTGGTATGAACTTTCACCCCACAGATGAACACACACTAAAGTATGGGACTCGTGAAAGTGACCTAAATATTTTTAGTGACAAGTGGAACAAAAGAATAATGCAATTAGAAAGAAGAAAGGAAGAGTGGGATACAAAAGCGAAGAAGTGTCCTAGTCTTTATCGACACTTGAAGAAGTTGCACATAAGGAGTATATGATGAGTGGTTATCAACACAAGGCAAAGTTCTCTAGAGAAATGAAGAAGAAGTTCTTCTCAGTTTGTGTAGATGATTTTTTTCTCAACCCAGATGAAATTAGAGAGTGGGGACTGTCGTTAGATAAAATTCCTAGTGGTGATGGTTCATGGCCTGGAGTAAGAAGTGACGAACTATTCAAAGTAAACAATGTAGTCAATCAACATATCATATGTAAGATATTATCTGCGTACTTTGATATGAGTTATGTTAACTTTGGTTGGACACATAGTAATGCGTGTTTTCAACAAATACCTAAGATGTCTGTCAATGAGGGTTGGGTTCATCAAGACACAAGTGCAGACAAAGGTGATATAGATTTAGCAGGACTGATATACCTCACACCAGATGCAGACCCAAATGGTGGAACGTCATTGATGAGAGTAAAACCAGAATACAAAAACAAATTAGTTTCTAAGACTAATCCAGAGAAACATTTTTATTATACAGGTGGTGAAATCTCAGATGAGGATTATACTACAGCTCTCAAAAGAAATAATGATAAGTTTTATGAAACTGTTAGGTTTCAGAATATCTACAACAGATTAATAATTTATGATGCACAGGAGTTTCACAGAGCAAATAGTTTTGATGTTGGTGATAGTGATAGACTCACACTTGTGTTCTTCATAGGTGGTATCAGTAGTGACACATTACTACCCAGAGAACGAGTTATTAACGAGGACTTTGATACAACCATAGAGTCTGCGATTAAGTTGAAGACATGGAAATAAAAAACTACAACGAACCTTTTCCTTACATCATCATAGATGATTATTATGATGAGGGTGAACTCTCTTTGATATGGGAAGAGTTAGACTTTCTTTGTTATCCTACTAAGTTACGAAGAGCGACTGTACAGAGTGGTGGAGCTCAAACACCAGAGGGAACACTACTTAAATTAAATTATCATTCATACCTAGATGGACTGTATGCGTTCAGAGATATGTCAAACATATTGATGGTCAACAGAAAACTATTTGGAAATGGGTATGAGATATTTCGTCAACACGACTCATGGTTTTTTAAAAACTTACACATCAACAAAGACAACACACAAGTAGGATACTACGAAGAGAATGATGAGTACAAAACTCACATCGACTCTTCTACTGTTACATCTCTGACATGGCTATACAAAGAACCAAAAAGATTTACAGGTGGTGATTTAATTTTACCAGACTATGACACAGAAATAAAATCATACAACAACAGAACATTTATATTCCCATCATTTATTAAACACGGAGTTGTACCTGTTAAGATGGAAGAACAATATAGGAATACCAAGAGTGGTAGATTCTGTATCAGTCAATTTGGTCAACTCGACATGAATACTGTGATGCCTCCATGATAGAATATTTCATCTATCTCACTTTATGTTATATGTGTGGTAATCTATCTTGGGTTGCGTACACAAGTAATGCAATCAGTTGGCAAGAATTACTCTTAATCTGGATTTTACTTTTAATTACTTTCACTCTATAACTATTCTTCTCTAAGTCGTTATTATAAATAATACTGCGAGTTAGAGAGAGGTACGTTAATGATTGATCCAGTAACAGCACTAGGTGTTGCAACCACAGCCTTTAATGCAATTAAGACAGGTTTCCAAGCAGGGAGAGATGTTGAAGGTATGGCAGGTGATATGGCCAGATGGATGGGAGCAGTTAGTGATATTAAAAAAGCAGAAGAACTAAACCAGAAACCACCATTATTCAAAAAACTATTTGCGGCTGGTTCTGTAGAAGAGGAGGCATTGCAAACACTTATGGCAAAAAAGAAGACAGAGGATATGAGAGATCAACTCAAGAATATTATTATGTTTTCCAGAGGTCATGGTGCTTGGGAGGAACTACTCAGAACAGAAGCAGACATTCGTAAGAAACGTCAGAAGATGATTTACGACCAAGAAGAAAGATGGAGAGTAATCTGGGAGTGGGTTGGAATAACAGTTCTCGTTGCTCTAGGAGTTGGGTTTATAGGTTTCCTCTTTTATCTTTATCTTTCCACCAGAGGTTATGTCTAAGTGTTAGATGTCATTGAGTACTTTCTTGAGTACTTTGATATGTACTATTACTTGTTTGTGCCTTGGGATTTCCACAACACAGCATGGGTCATTCTTGGACTCATATATTATCTACATAGATTGAACACACGATATGTCATTTCAGAAAAATCTCAAAACTCTTTCTACTATTCAGAAGATTAATATTTGTGCATGGGTAGTCATATACCTTACAATCTTTTCACAACCACTTCTTGCAGAAACAAAACAACCAGATAACATCATTCAGTGTTTCAGTTGTTTTCTCAAGAAGTTTTCAGATTGGACTTGGGATCAAGAGAAGAGATTAGGTAAACGTGAAGACCCTAAGTATGTAACCTGTAGAAGATTTAAAAGAGTTCAAGCAAGGAACGGACAACAAGTCTGTATCTATAAAGGTGCGAATAATACTTTCACATTAGTTGTCGAGGGCCAATGTCCAGCAGAGTATCGTTGCAAATATGACCCCAACGGAAAAGAACCAAACATAGATAGTGTGTTAGATTCTCTCAACGATAAGTTTAAATAAAACTCATAAATAACTCTGTAAGGGAGTCTATTTATGCAAAACTTTATGGGAATGGATGGTTTCGTCTGGTTTGTCGGAGTTGTAGAAGACAGAGATGACCCATCACAACTTGGTCGTGTGAGAGTTCGTTGTATGGGATATCACACAGAAGATAAAATAAAAATACCAACAGAGGATTTGCCTTGGGCTCATGTCATGCATCCTGTGACAGACCCATCTAATAGTGGTATGGGTAATACACCATCATTCATGATAGAGGGAACACACGTTATTGGTTTCTTCATGGATGCAGAGGACAAACAACAACCTGTAATCATAGGAACACTGCCTGGAGTTCCAGAAGAATTAGGTGACCCAAACAAAGGTTTCAATGACCCTAATCGTAGAAGTTCCGACCCATCTAAATCAGATTATAATGTTTCCGTATATCCTAGAACTGCTGGAGAGGCAGACACAAATAGACTCGCAAGGAACTTTGAAGTAAGAGATACTATCGTGGGTGACAAGAGAGCCCAAAGACTAGAGGGTATACGTTCTGCTGATGGAACTGTTTTTGATGAACCAGAAACAACTTATAATGCAAGTTATCCTAAGAACCATGTATTCGAGTCTGAGTCTGGTCATGTGGTTGAGTATGACGATACGCCAGGCAGACAAAGATTTCACCAGTATGCAAGTTCTGGAACTTTCACAGAAGTAGATGCAATCGGTAACAGAACTGACAAAGTACAAAACAACAATTACAGAATAACAAAGTCAAGTCTATTTGAGTTCATACAAAACGATATGCACTTAACCATAGACGGAACACTTAACATCAAATGTACTAATCTGAACATAGAAGTAGAAGATGATGTCACAGAGGATATCGGTAGAAATAGAACAACTAGGATTGAGGGTACTGAGGCACTTGATATAAATGGTGAGGTACTAGAAACATTCAATGACAAATACACCAGAAGTATTCATGGTGCAGTGGATGAGAGATATGGTGATAAGATAGATAGGTATCATTCTGGTATTGTCACTAATAATCATGAGGCGAACTTATTACACTTTGTTAAAGCTGGTGATACAGAGTTTCATGTAACGAGGTCTGATGATGTTGGTGGTGCATTTGATATCTTCACTACCACAACTGTAAATATAGATACTGCATCTTTTGATGTTGATGCATCTACAGTCGCAGCTATAACTTCTGCAACCACAACTATCAATGGTTCAACTGCATCTAACATAAGAGGTGCGACTGTAGGTATCAATGGTACGACTGTAGACATTGATGCAACAACGTATAATCTAAATGCAACCAGTTCTAATCTTGTTTCAGTTACCGCTGGTGCAGCCGTTCCACATTTAACAGACCCATCTATTACATCGCCTGGTTCTGCATCTGTTACAGACCCAACTGAACCAGAAGAAGAAGACCCAATCGAAGTTCTTCTCCCAGAGATACTTACATCTGAACCTAAGTCATCACTTGTTGAGGGTGTTGGTGAAGATGACCCACAGGGAGAAGATGCAGATGGTAATCCTGTAAATCTTGCACCTAGATCTGGTAGAAGTGAGGGTGGAGTTGCAGTGGGTGGTTCATCTCCTGCTGGTGGTGGAGATGCAGATGCAGTCATATCACCTCCAGGCGATTGTACTAGACCAGAACTAGGTTCTCAGTCTGCAAGGTTTGAGTCTAATGGAAACCCAGCCGCAATCAATACAAAATCATACAAAGATGATTTAGGTGGTTGGTCTTATGGTTCTTATCAGATTGCGACAAAGGTTGGTGCAATGAATAAGTTCTTAACATTTCTTGGAACTGATTCTAATGGTTTCTCTGACTTTTCAAAAGCACTTGAACAATCAGGAGGTAATGTTGGTGCAACCAGAGGTGCATCAAGTTTTAGAAACAAGTGGGTAGAACTTGCAACTAATGAAACTACTGCAACCAGATTCCAAAAAGCACAACATGATTACATACAAAGAAAGTATCATGACGTTGCAGTTCGAAAGATAAAGGGAAGCACAGGAATAGACATATGTGATGGTACGCACAGTAACGGATTACAAGATACTATATGGAGTACAGCAGTTCAGTATGGTGCTGGTGGTTGTCACACTATAGTCAAAGAGGCAGTTAGAAACTTAAAGGGACGAGGAAAGACAGAACCTACTGATGAAGAATTAATTAATGAGATACATGATATAAAAATTAATAGTATACCCAGAAAATTTAAATCTAGTCCAAACTTACATGGTGGATTACGAAAAAGATTTGTTGCAGAGAGAAAAATTGCACTTGCAAATAATATTGCACCTGTACAAGTTGCATCTCTTGGTAGTGGATCGAGTCAAGTGGTATAAATAATATAAATTAGGAGTCTATAATGGCAGTGTATGATGCACAATCGAATAATACTGCGAGAGGTACAAGACAGTATAGAGATTTGGATTTATTTTTTGGAAAGAAAACGTCCAATAGTGATATTCAAACTATAACTGATGTACAGGCAGTCAAGAGGTCTATCCGTAACCTTGTGCAACTCAATACCTATGAGAAGTTTTTTCACCCAGAAATCGCTGGTGGTGTAAGAGAAATGTTGTTTGAACCAATGTCGCCAATCACAGCAGTAACTATTGCAAGAAAGATTGAGGACGTAATTGAAAATTTTGAACCTAGAGCCCGTCTGGTTTCAGTTCGTGCTTTACCAGACTTAGATCGTAATGCATATGAGGTATCAGTAGAATTTTATGTTGTTAACACTCCGACTGAATTAGTAGATATGTCAGTCATGTTAGAAAGATTACGATAATGGCAGTAAACGATAGAAGATTAAATATTACAGAATTTGACTTTGATGATGTAAAGGATAATTTAAAAGTATTTCTAAAAGGACAATCAGAGTTTAAGGATTATGACTTTGAGGGTTCTGGTATGAATATCATGTTAGATATACTTGCATATAATACTCACTATCTTGGGTTTAATGCGAATATGCTCGCAAACGAAATGTTCCTTGATAGTGCATCACTTAGGTCAAGTGTTGTATCACACGCAAAGACTCTAGGATATGAAATACAATCTGCAAGAGCCCCTATCGCAACTGTCAATGTCGCATTGACAACCACAAGTTCATCTAAGACCATGCCCGCTGGAACTGCATTCTCTACGACAGTTGATGATGTAAGTTTCCAGTTTGTTACTTCTGAGGCGATAACTCAAACTGGTTCTGGTGGTGCAGTAACTTTTACCAACGTAAAAATATATGAGGGAACTTATATAACAACAAAGTATCTTGCTGATACATCTAGTGTAGAACAAAGGTTCTTATTACCAGACAGTCGTTCAGACACAACAACTCTAACAGTTAAAGTTCAAAACTCTGCATCTGATTCAACTACCACAACCTATACAAAAGCAACAGACATATCACAACTAACATCTTCAAGTTCTGTTTACTATCTACAAGAGGTTGAGAATGGTAGACAAGAAATATATTTTGGAGATGGTAATATTAGTAAGTCACTATCTGATGGTAACATAGTTATACTCCAATATGTTGTTACAAATAAAACTGCAGCTAATGGTGCATCTTCTTTTACTGCACCCTCATCAATAGATGGTGTTAGTACAATAACAGTGACAACAGTAAACAATGCAAGTGGTGGTTCAGAACCAGAAAGTCTTGCATCTATAAAATTACAGGCACCACTTGACTACGCATCACAAGGTCGTGCAGTAACTTCAGATGATTATATAACATACACAAAAAAATTATTTCCAAACACACAAGCAGTATCCGTATGGGGTGGAGAAGATGGTGGGTTTGACCCAGCAACAGGTATCACTTCAGTTCCAGAGTATGGTAAAGTTTTTATATCAATTAGAAACACCACAGGACAAAATCTTACCGATACAGAGAAGAGTCAATTAGTTACGGACTTAGGAAAGTACAAAGTTGCATCTGTTACTCCAGTTATTGTTAACGCAGAGACAACTTTTATTATACTTGGAGTTACATTTCAGTATGACTCAAATACAACAACAAAAACTGTGAATGATTTAGAAACTGAAATAAGTACAACCATATCAAACTATAATAGTAATAACTTGCAAGACTTCAACAAACCATTTAGACATTCACAACTTACAGGTGTAATTGATGATACAGATAATTCTATATTAAGTAACGTAACAACAGTTACACTTGGAAAGTTTATTACACCTGTGACCTCAGAGGCAACTGCATACACACTAAGTTTTGATAATGCGTTCTTTCATCCACATGATGGACACAACTCTGCGGCTGGTGGTATTACTGCATCTACAGGTTTCTCTATAGAAGCAGGAACTCTAGAGTATTTTCTTGATGATGATGGTAGTGGTAACATAAGAATTTATTATCTTGTTGCTGGGGTTAGAACATATTATGATGTTACCGCTGGAACTATTGATTATACAAATGGTGAAATAAAATTAAACCCAATAAAAATAACAAGTGTTTCTAATGTTGATGGTTCTACGTCTACGAAATTTAGAGTTACAGTTTTACCAAACTCAAACGATATCGTACCTGTTAGAAACCAGTTATTAGAACTAGACTTAACAAACACAACTGTGTCTGGTACAGTTGATGCAACTGCAACAACTGGAAAAGGTTATACTGTTACAACAACTGCAACAACAAGTACAACTACTGTATCAACAACAGCGTCAACAACACCAGAAACATCTGGTTACTAAGAGTGAACAATGAGTAAGAATGACATCAAGCTTACCACTAAGGTATCTTCACTTATATCTGGACAGGCGCCAGATTTTGTACAGACAGATCATTCTTTATTCTCT